CCAGAATTATAACGCGAGTTTGCGTCAGGGGATGAAGAAATATCAAAGCTGCACTCTTCAATTGAGTCTGATATCAGCGTTTGGTTTCCGAAATTTGTTACATTCCTTGTGTTCAGATACGGTAGCTTAATCAAAACCTCTGCCGATTCAGGAACATCTGGGTCTTCCTTATCGAGCTTGTACCCACCCGTCAACAGGCTCGGCGCTGTAGTCGCGTGCCCAAAAGCATTTGTCAGCGCCGTGTAGTTCGTCAGATCAAGGACATTTTGCTCAGTTTTAAGCGGCAATTCATTCGCAATGTCGATAAGCTCGTCCCAGTCCGATTTTTTCAAATCCTGCCCCGTGAGATCGGATAACGTTTCGCCAAGCTCGGTGCGGTCAGCTTCTTTTTGCTCCGTTTTCGCTTTTTCAACGACGTTTTCGCCGCTGTCGTCAGCGCCTTTTATGAAGTAGACTTTTGCCGGAAACGATGACCATTTGATTTCATTGTTTTTCAAAAACTGAACGCATAGGATAGATTTTGGAAAAGCAGTTATTTCAGGGCCAAGCGCAAGCTCGTCGGAGTCAACCTCGACTGGGAAACTTCCGGCTTCATTGTTGAAAACAGCACGCATTTTAAAATTTTCGGCGGGCTCATCATTGATTTTGAGGGGCTTCACAAACTTGAGAATAGTTGCATTTTTTTCGCCTGTAACGCCAAGAATGCAGTTGGAGATGTGTTTCCCGTCCGAAAAGCATATTTCCCTATTTTCTTTAACTGTCAGTGTTTCTTTCATCTGTCTTTTTCCTCCAACGCGTCAGCTCCGGCGCTTTCTCTTGCGTTCGCTTCGGTACTTTCTTTCAAAAGCTCTTCGTATGCTTCAAGCTTGCCGACAAGCTTATTCTGCTGAGAAATCAGTTGATCTTGCATTTGAGCGAGCTGTTGAATTTTAGAAACCGTTTCGTCAATTTCTACTTTTACTGATGATATCTTTTCTTCAAGGGTCATGATGCTACGTTCCTTTCCATACTTAAAATCTTACTTTCAAGTGTCTTATTCTTTTCAAGAAGCTCTTGTACCGCCTTCCATGTTATAGCGGCCATAGAGTATAAACTTATGTGTTTTCCGTCAGAGCTCAACACTTCGGGTGGTGTATTGTAACCGTCGCCGATGACGAAGCCAAATGTCTTATTGCTTTTCTCTGAAGCAATATTGCTTTCTGATACGCTTGCTGTATTTAATGAGGCTTCGCTTGAACAAGGCTCGGCTAAGAAGTCATATGAATAGATCTGTGACTTGGATGATTCGAATAGAGGTAGTACAGTTGAACTTCCTTGAATGTTTGTTTTGTTTTCGGCTAAAGAAGAAACCGTCACTGTTGAACCGCCCCACGTTAATTCTGAAGTGCCAAAAATCAATTTTTTTGACTCAATCGCCGAGCCGCCATAATTGTTATTTAGCCAAATAGAGCCCGCGGCAGTACCTACCGTTCCGGAAACGTTCAGTCTGACGAGCACTGTGCCGTTAGAATTTTTCAACTCAGTCGCAATTGCCGGCTTGCCGGCCGGACTTCCTAAACAGTATGTCACGTTATAAACGTTGTTTGAAACCTTTCTGTAGACAGTAAAGCCTCTCCACGTTCCTGTTGGGCTTTCTGCGCCGATAGTTATCGGAACGGAGAAATTAGCTTTTGCTTGATTAAAGCTTGCAATTTCTCCACCGGAATCGCCTTTGTGTGCGAAGAATTTGAATCCTGGTTCAATACCACTTGAGGTTTCTGCCGTAAACGACATTCCGCTTTCGGTGAGCGTTTCGGATGTGTCGTTTAGCTTAAAGCCTACGTACTGTGATACAGTGCAAATGTTTTGACCATATTTAAGACGATATCTTCCAGTGCTGATTATCGTTGAAAATCCATTTTTGTTCGTTGCTATCTTGCCATTATCTAAGTCGATCAACATAGACGCATCTTCGGAGGTTATTACGCCCGCTTTTATCAGGCTCGCCGAAATGCTTCTTGCTGTCACATTGTTAATGATCAGCTTTCCATCATCTCCGAGAAAAGCCGCAGTGTACGGACCGTTGTATCCGTTTGGAGAGTATGAAAGGCCAGCGGAGTTCCAGCGATAGAGCTTTTTCGCCGTTTCAAGCTTGTCTGAGTCGCATAATAAAAGAAGCTCTTGCGGATTTTTTGACGGATTGAGCACAACATGACCGCCTGAAGCTCCGGTAATCTTCTTTGTCATATTGTCAAGCTCGTCCCGAAACTTCTGTTCAAGTGCTGAAGTATCCGGCACTTCAGAAGCTTTCCGAAGCGCTTCGTTTGCGGTTCGTTGCGTTTGCTTAATTACGTCGGCGAAGTCTGCCCTTGGTGTTCCAAGCTCGAGTGAAACATACTTTTCGCCAAGCGAGTCATACACCGTTTTAATCACTTTCATTGACACTGTGACATTCATCAACGAGTTAATCACCTTTACTGTGTCACACAACGATACGGTCTCGAGACTCGGAACAAGCCTTGCGTGTGCTGTTTTTGATAAGTCAATCATTGAGACGGTCATGGAACCGTCAACAGCGTTTATGTCGTTATTGTTCAAATACTCCGTTACATGCTTCCGAAGGTTCGCTTCGTTCTTTTCTTCTTCATTTTCAAAATAGCCTGAAAAATCCATGAAAAGAATTCTTTCTTCAATACCCGTCTTGTTCTCAACGTGCTGAACAATTTCGGATAAATAAACATACTGATCATCATTGATTGCATATGGAAAGATACCTGTGTATGAGCTTTCTACGGATATGGTAAGCTTCATTTCCGTCATGTTCTTACCATATCGAATTGTGATGCCATTGTCTTTTCCGCGAGCTTTATGCAGTTTTATTTTGAGGTTGTCGAACTCATATTCTCCGCCGAAGCAGTCGAGGACAGATCCGTCAATCCCGCCGAGAGCAGCTCTCGCAGAACAACAGTCGGCGCCGAAATTCGTAACAGTGTCAATGTCGCAGTATTCGGCAGAAAAGTTGTATGCATTTTCGGTGTGCTCATTTGCAGCGGATAAGATCTTGTTCATTGCGACAAGTGCGGTTGTTTTTCCTTTTGCAATTGATTTGATGGGATATCGCGAAAGTGCATATGAGACATGCTCACAATTCACGGTAACGGTTCCCATGATCGGCTTCGACACCGAATAGATCTTAAATAACTGCGGATCGGCCGTTGAGTTGGGGCTTGCTTTTATATATCTCCCGGCGGAGATCTCCGCAAAGTCTCTACCGGCGACCGGATATTCAAGAACGCATTCATAAATACCATTGCGCTCCTCGGTCACTTCACAACGAAGAGAATCTTTTAGAAATGCAATTTTAGTGTTTAAGCTTGATAATAAAATTGGCGTCATTATATTGTCCTCCAATTCGGGAACACCTTTGCGGACTTGGCGCCGATAACGCAAACCGTGTTGTCGCCAGGTGCTAACTCGGGCCATGTGTCAGAACCATACCCCGAATTAAAGTTAATTCCGCTTGCATAGCAAGCCTCGGAAAGGCTGTCAATGTTTACCGAGCTATATCCTTTCGGAAACGTGTAAATAAAGCTCTTATCATTAACTTTTATCGTAACAGCTCCACCAAGACGATCGGCAGCGGCGATATAAATCCTTGGCAGCGAAGAGTGCTCATAAGGATTGGTTATGGTTGTTACTTCACTTGAATTAGTCGACACTGTCACGCCGAGCTTTCCAATAAGGCTATACTTGTATGGTTCGCAATCAAATTGAACACTGGCGTGGCCTACGTTCAAAAGATCTTCTTCAAACGATATGGCATTTAGAATAGCTCCGTAACGAAAGAAACCAGGATCATATGAATCTACCAAAATCTGATATCCCTTCTGAGACAACATTTTTTTGACTTTCGCAATATGGGCGTCTATATCGGCGCAACCGACTTTATAAGTTCTTGTAACGTTTAAAAAACAGTCGTTGTCTTGGATCACGTCACCGGAGCGCCCCGGAACGTGTGTTTTCGTGACATCGCGAAGTGGAACTGTCGGAGACGGTCGCTTTTCAATGTAAAGACCGCAGTCATTGTATGAAAGCATTTCGCCGAATTGGAATTGATTTATTTTCATGCAAACGCCTCCATTTTTCTCTTAACATTGTTATAAATCTGTCTACTAAGCTCTTCAGCCGCACTCTCAATGTTAAAGTCTTTTCCGGGCGTACCGCCGAGAGAAATGTTAAAGTTAAAATTAAATGTTCTTCCTGCTGTGTTGTTGTTGTGAACAGTCGGTTCTACTGATGCGACCTGGCTTTGCACTGCGGTTTTGAGCCGAACGCCTACATCGCTGTTAATGCTCGTTGGCAAGATATCTTTTATCTTTTCTTTTACCTTCTTCATCGACTGGGTAAAGCCTACGCCGAATCCTTGTCCGGAATAGTCGCCGAGCGTCGCAAAAACAGTTGACGGCGAATGAATGCCAAGCTTGTTTTTCAGTGCGTTTACAACTGTGTTTCCGAGGTTTTTTACTTTGTCGACAACAAGATGAAGCGAATTCTGCAAGCCTCGAATAAGTCCGAGAATGAGATTTTTACCGATATCGGCAAAAATTGTTGACGGAGAATGAATTCCGAACACCGCTTTTATGTTGCTTATTATAGTTTTGCCGAGCTGCTTGATTGTTGATAAGACAAGTCCTCTGTTGTTCCACAAGCCTTTAATGAGGCCTTTAATCAATTGTAGGCCTGCATCGATGATCTGCGGCATCATCTGCAACAAGCCCGAGGCGATTTCGAGTGTGATCTTTATTGCGGCATCGATGAGCTTTTGAAGCTGTTCCGGATTGCGAAGCATTCCGACAATTGAATCAACGAGATAAAGTGTTGCGTCTATGATCGCTGTAATAGTGTCGTCCTCGGTGAGCGCTTTAGCAAGGGTGGAAACAATAGTTGTTGCCGCTTGAATGATTGGCTTGAGGTTTTGCATTATTCCGTTTACAAGCTGATTGATGAGCTCAGACACCACCGGAATGAGCTGCGGAAGCAGCGTTGTGACTGTTTCAGAGATTGCAGGACCTATGTTTTTGACGATTGTAACTATTCTCGGGATTATGTTTTTCCCTGCGGTTATGACACTGTCAGTAAAGTTGCCAACAAGCTGATGGATGTTTGCTTTTTCATTCGCGAGACCTGTAATGAGGTTTTGGAAAGTTGATTTGACTGCTTTGATCGAGCTTTGAATTGTTGTTGACGCTTCTTTTGCTGTTGTTCCGGTGATGCCAACATTTGTTTGAATAACGTGTATAGCTTGATATACGTCGTTCAGATTCGAAATGTCATACTTCTGACCCGAAAGTTTTTCGGCATCAGCAAGCAAGCGCTCCATCTCTTTCTGTGTGCCGCCGTAACCAAGCTTGAGGTTGTCAAGCATGGTGTAATTTTGCTTTGCAAAGCCTTGATAGGCGTTCTGAATTGACGACATGTCAGTTCCCATTTTATTGGCATTGTCTGACATATCCGTGATAGCCATATCGGCAACCTGCGCAGCTTTTGCCGTGTCACCGTTGAGGCTCTGGAGCAAGCTCGCTGAAAAGCTTGTTACTGTTTCCATGTATTCATTTGCCGTCAAGCCGGCTGTCTTGTATGCGTTGTTCGCATATTTAACAACCTCATTCGATGAGCTTTTAAAGAGCGTCTCGACGCCACCAACAAGCTGCTCGTAATCACCGAAGCCTTCGATTGACGCCTTGACAGCTTTTACGATGCCTTTGCCAACAGCAACAGCAGTGGTACCGAGTGCTGCCATGCTGGCAACTGTAGCTTTAAACGTGATTTTCGCAAGCTTACCGGCAGCGGAAACGATACTTCCAAGCCCTTTAACGGCAGGCGGCATGTTATCTTTCATTTCTGAAATTTTTGATTTAATGTCTTTGAATGCGGTTTCGACTTTCCTTAGTCCTTTGGTCTGCTTTTCGACGTCACCAAGACGGTCATTCATTTTAGCAAGTTCCGCTTTCGCTTCATTAAGTGAAGCCTTCCACTTGTTGACTTCTTTTGAATTTTCGCCGTATTTTTTTGTCGCGCTCTCAACAGCTCCGCGGAGCGTGTTGATTTTAGCTGTTTGCTGTTCAATCTGACTTTTAAGATTTTTCTTTTCAGCAGTAAGAGCTTTTAAGCTTTTGGAGTTGCTGCCAAACTCGGCCGTGCTTTTCTTCATTTCGGAGCGGAGAACTTTCATCGAAGAATTGATATCGGAAATTGCTTTTCGATATTCTTTTTCTCCTCCAAGCTTTATCGTTGCACCTATTGTTTTACTTTTTGCCACTGCTTTCACCTCCTAAGCCGTAAAAATCAATGTATTCATTATATAGAGCGATTATTTCGCTCGGCGTCATGTGCCATGTTTCGGCCGTAGAAAAACCGAGTACGCATTTTCCAATAAAAAACAATCGTTTAACGCTTACTCGGTTTTCAAGTTTTTTGTTTCCGGTAATTCTCCGAATTCTTCAACCATCTCATCAGTGACAACTATTTCATTGCCCTCATCGTCAAGCTCCGGCGAGCTACTCTCCGCAGAAAATCCTAAAACGTCTTTCATTACTTCCGAATAATATTCGAGATTGCTCTTTCCAATCAGCAATCCGAAATACTCAAGCGGGATCGCCTTTTCATGGGTACCGTTTTTTAGGTTGTTTCGTGCGATTGCATCGTTTACAAGCCACGAAATGATTTTCTTAACGTTAGTCACTTCGTTAGTCTCTTCATCCGAAAGTCTTTCCACCTTGTCGAGAACATCTAACGAGGCGGCTACGTTATATATTTTGCCGTCAAATTCAAGCTCGACGGTTTTTAATTCTGAGTTAGTTATGTGTGCTTTCATATAAAATCAGGGCGCATTAAAGCGCCCTTACCCACCTTTCTTATTCTGTCTGTGCATTCGTGTTGCTTTCACCGGGGATCGTGCCACTGTCTCCGGTTGACGCCGTAGTAAAAGCGGCGCTTGTCCGTGCGACAAGTTCAGCGAGAACCGTTTTAGCGTTCGCAAGAGTTTTGAGCCCGAATACTCTTGTTCTCCATTTTCCATCCTTATCCACATAAGCTTTTCCGGATATGGTCGGTGTCGAAAAAGTGATATTTTCGCCCTTCGTCTGAATCTTATCTTCAGGCAGTTCAAATTTAACTCTATGCAGCATACAGACATTATACGACGTTGTACCATCTTTGATTGACGCGTAGATAAATCCGTACGTGCCATAGTTGGAGTCTGTGCTTCCATCCTCGGTAATGAATACTGCAGTGTACTCTTTTAACTCAGATTTTTTGAGACCAAATATCTCAACAGCCGCATCAAGCGCTATCTCATCAATATTAAGTGTGAGTTCGGCACTATCAAACTCTTTGATCTGCTCGGCGATACCGTCATCGGCATAAACAGACGCTTCTTTATAGTTTGGCTTGACAGTAATCTCTATCATCTTGCCTATTGTTACGGGCTCGCCGACAGTGTTTGAGTCGTCAAGCTTATTTGACGTACATTTTGCAAACGTCGAGCCGCAAGCTTTGAATTTTGCCATATCTTATTCCTCCGTTTCGTAATCTTCACTGAGAGCTGAGACCTCAGCGATATAATGAGTGTAATTTGTTTCAGCTTCGTATTGCTCATAAACGTCGCCGACTGTGAAATCGGCGTATTTGAGCAACTTTAAAAGTTTTCTTTTCTTCTGAGATTGTTTACTTTTCACAAACAAATGAACGTTGCATTCGCATATAGTGATCTGAGCTTCATTGTCGGCCGACATTTCAGGACTTTCAACAATGCCCTCATAAATTCCGTAATCCTCACCGTTACCTTGGTAATAGCCCGGATAAAACATTATATTCAATTCTGAAAGCGCTCTGTCTAACTTTTGAATAAGTGTCATAGTTCTGTCTCCCTGTTGTAAACCTCGTTCATCTTGTCAAATACGGCTTTTTCGGTGCCTTTGATGACTTTTTCGATAATCGGTGTAGGCTTTTGGCCGTGCGAATTGCCGAATTCAAGAGAAGCGAGCTTCTCCATGTTGCGAACCGCCTTTTTGCGGGTATAGGCTTTACCGCTTTTGGCAATTGTTGTCGTGCTTTTGCCTGTCGGACGAACTACAACGACATTGTCACCGCTTTTGTTTCTCTTAGGCTTAGTTGGTTTTACGGAGTTAACAAGCTCGGCGGTTTGCCTGTGTATATTTAGCTCACTCTTCATTGAGCTTACAACAATTGGACTTGCTTCTTTCAGCATTTTTTCAGAAACTGCCTCTGTGTCCGAGAGCTTCTCTAAGCCCTTGAAAATGCCATCGTCAAAATCAAGCTGAAAATCCGCCATATAAGCACCTCATGTCCGAGCACGTAAGTTCAATTGCATCTTCATTCAAGCTGTACGATTCTTTGATCTCAAAGCATTTGCTTTCAAATCTTAAGAATTGTTCGCCACGGTACTCGGCTTTCTGAACTTTCACCGTGAGCGTTGCGTCGTAACCGCGGCGATACGCCGAGTCTTTCTGCTGACGCTTGACTGATGACACTTCAGCAAAAGTCTCTGTTTCAGAAACAATGCTGAGGGTTGGGTAGCCCTCAGCATCTTTTACAATTTTTCCTTCAATCAGCGTCACGACATCATTCATCTGTATCATCGTCAGCCCTCCTGTAGCTCTGTGCCGTCATCAGCGTTGATTTGACCGCATTATAACGCTGATCGTACAGCTTAGCTTCTTCGATGTCGCGCGTATATCGAGCGCGACACCAAAGCTTAACGGCATTGATGATGTTCCTGTCAAGTGCATTGTCGTCATCAGCCGATATGCCGCACAAGCCCATGTCGGCAAGGCAAGAGTCGATGCTGTCCGAAATGTCCTCGTCAAGCTCGGCATGTCTGATTCTCAAATCCGTTTTGACCTTTTCGACTACAATCGGACTCGCCATAATAAGCCTCCGATCAAGCTGAAGCCGGAATCGTCAGTGCAACAAAGCCATTCTTCGCAACAACATCTGCGCCGAGGCTGACGGATCCGAGAATTGTATCCATGAGCGAAGTGAATGCGAACTCCTCGGAGACCTTGACCTTATAATCAGTGAAGAGATCAAGCTCAAGGCACTGCGGATTGCCGTAGAACATTGTCGGTATTGCTGCTGAACCCTGAGCCGTATCTGTGCAGGCTGCAAGCTCGGAGCAAATGCAATACTTGATCGCAAGTCCGCCGTCCTTAATGATTCCAACGTTCGGGTTTGAGCCGTCAGGAACGATCTCATAAACCTTCTTTTTGTCCTGTGTTCCTCGAATTTTGCCAATGGCGCGGAGATCTTTCTTGTTGAGGAACAAAACAGCGTCGCCTACGATGCTTTCATCTCCGCCGTATTCGAGGATAAGATCTGTGAGGGTGTTCTCATCGCAAATGCCTTTCTTCGTCGACGAAACAGATGCATTGATTGTCTTGTTGAGAGTTGATGCCTTAAGCTTGGAAATAACAAGCTTGACAGCCGCCTTGCGAAGCGAAATAAGGGCCTGCTCCTGAACCTTCGCTTCGTACTGGAGAGGTGTCTGATTCTTCGCCTGCTCTGAAATCTGAGCATATGTGGCGAGCGTCTTCGGTGTGATCTCGACGTATCCGAATGTTGTTTCCTTCGCTGTTGCCGCTGAGCCTTCGGTCTGCTCAGCAGCCGCATCAGCATCAGTGTCAATGTAGGCGACTTTGTTTGAGCCCATGCCGCCGCAATCAACGATCTTCACGAGATCGATGATTGAGCTGTGCTTCGCGCCGACTGAATCGTTAATTCCGCTAACTGCTGTGGGTGTAGCAAGCTTTCCTGAACTTACAAGCGCCGCTCTGAGCTGAGTTGTAGCGATGCTTGTGCGCTTAGAAGCCATAAAGGCTTTTGCTCGTTCCTCGGGCTTCTTTTCGTCGATTTGATTATCAATGCCTACAATCGTTCCGATTGCACCGGATGCAACCTTATTTCTGATTTGCTGACGTGACTGAATTCTTTCTGTAATTGCGTTTCTTTCATTGATGAGATCGTCAGCCTCGGAATTGAGCGCATTCAAAGCGTCTTCACTTTCGGCTGCATCGATTTCTGTGTTGATTGCCGCAAGTCTCTCGGCAATCTGTCTGAGTCTTTCTTTTTCGTTCATAATTAACCTCCGATTTTGATTTTTGTTTTGATTTTGGATTTTAATAAATCAAGCTCTGCATCTCTCCGTGCTCTCAAGCTGATCACTCCGTCAGCCCAAGAACGAGCGTTAATTTCAGTGTCGTTGTTTGCAGGAATGCTCACGGCAGACACGTCGTATATTTTCTTGACGGTATGATGCGTGAACGTTCTTGTTTTTGGATTAAAGTCATAATCTCCAATCACAAACCGCCATGACATTTTCGTCACCATGCCTGCACATATCTCGTCATAGAGCGTTCGGGCGGCTTCTGTCTTTCCGAGGTCAGCGGCGAAGAACAAGCCTTCGTCTCTCGGCTCAACAATGAGTGTGTCGTTGCTGAGTCTTGCGAGGACTTTGCCGGCATGATCGTATAGAAATATGACATCTGTCATGTCGCAATTTGCGAAGCAGCTTCTATCGAATTGCTCGTAATAATCGTACTCTCCGTCATTAAAGAGTATGTAAGGTTCATAACGTGCCGCATAGCCTTCGATATAGTAATTCGTGTCAATAAGCTTGTTCTCTGAATTTACGCCAAAAATCGGCATATATCTCATCTGACTGTTATTCTTGAGTTTGGTTTTGCTATTCGGGGTCACTGTTTATCTCTCCTTCATCATCATTTTTCGCTGCGACCGTTCCGCTCGGCAAATTGCCAATCTCGACATAATCACGGCGAATGTAGAACTTGTCTCCGTTTTCAACGTGCGGCAGGTTCAGAATATCCATACCCATGTTGGTGCTTAGTAATCCACGATCAAACAACGTTTGAATCATTGCTGACTTTTCTGCATTTGTCATGTATTGAAGCCTGTTTGAACTCCACATGATAGAGTTATTCCGCGATATTTGCAAGTCGCTGTAAGCCATTGATGTCATGGCTTGGCTGAGTTGTATCGCGAAGGGCTCGACCTTGCCTTCGTAATAAGCCGACCACTTATCACCAACTGCTTTATTCTGTAAGATTTCCTCATTACAGCCGAAATACGTGTAGACCCTGTCTTGAATTGCCTTCATCTGCTGAGTGTCAACAACTCTCGGCTGACTGTCAATTTGCTTAACGTTTGTGTAATTGCTCGGAAAGAGCAGCATACCGCCCGAGTCTCCCGAGAAACTTTCTTTTGAGAACCTCTTACGTTCGGCAGTTAAATCCTTCGTGTTCGCGAAATTATTGAGCTGTGCCATAAATCGGAAACTTGAATTGTTCTTGATGCCTTCTCTGATACCTTGGTTCTGCATATCGAGAAGCTTCATTGTGGGATCAAGCGCAGAGTTGTCCTCGCCTCGAATGTCCGATTTATACAAAAACTTATTGATAACACCGCATCTTGAAAATTCAATAGCGGCATTCTGGCCGTTTCCAAAGGTGAATTTAATCCAAAGCTCGGGACTTCCCGACACTTCGACAAATTCAACCAGTCTCGGATTAACTGGATAAAATCCGATTATTTCATCAAATGAGCCAAGAAGCGGAACGATAAAGCAGGTATTCTGAGCTTCGTAAATTGTTGCTGTCTTATACAAGAACTGTGCCGACGTCATCCAGGGATTCGGCTTATTGTCAAGCATGGACTTTATTCTTGCAAGATCCGCTCCTGACACGTCCGGCGAGAGCTTCGATGCATGATTTGCGAAAGTGTGAATGCAAGCTCGGGTGAGCTCCATCTCGTAAACTCCGCCGTCGTATGTCGTGTATACCGGAGTATATCCGTCGAGCATTTTAAAAAAGCCTTTTATCATTGCTTTTTGCTCTCTGTTTTTAAAAATCTTTTCAAATATTCCCATAAAAACTCCTTTATGCCGCATTTTTGAGCTGTTCTCCAATGACTTCGAACCACTTTTGCCGGACAGTTAATGTGTCAAGTAAAGCCGCGCAGCCGTCAATATGGCATCGTTGTTCGATTTTAATAATGCGAACTCTGCGACTTTCCGAATTAACTTTTAAAGCTGTGTTTAACAGATGCGCTTTAAGCAGGTTATTGTCACCAATTCGCAGCTTACCGTCACGCATCAAGCCCTCAGCCTCATAGATAACCGGTGTAAGATTTTCGCCCTGATATACATCATCCATATGGAAGCCGTAAGCTTTCATCTGCTGAATGAGGTACTGCGCAGAATAGCGGTCGTAGCCTATCTGCAGTGGGTAAATGTGATATTCTTCGACAAGCCTTACAAACCACTCAAAACAGTCGTTATAATCGACGTAATTATCGCCTGAGAGCTTGATTAAACCCTGTTTTTCATAGATTCTATACGGAACACCTTCGCGCTCTTGAAGCTCATCAATCTTGTTTCTCGGCATAAAAAATTGTGCAAAAACATACAGTCTACCCTTTTTTTCAATGATGATGCAGCAAGCTGTTAAGTCTGTTGTTTGAGAAAGGTCGATTCCGCCGACGCAATAACATTCTCTGAAGTCGTTCAGATCAAGCTTTTCACCCGTCAAAGCGTCGATAACTTCATATGGAAGCCACGCAACGGAGCTGTTCTGCTTTATGTTACAATATTTCGTTAAAAATTCAGTCTTTTTGCTAAGCGATTGCTCTGCAACGGCTATTTCTTCGAGATAGAAATCCTCCGAGACGCTGACGCCAAGGTTCGGATTGCTTTTCTTTAACTCTTCAAGATCGCTCCATTTTTCAACGTCGTCGATCATGTAAAGCAACGGCAGAAGCCTCTTTTCGTTGCTGTTTCCGAGAAGAAATGCGGTAGAACGCTTCATCAGCTCGTCGTAAATACTATCGTTGATGTAACCGGCCGTCGAGATCGATAGGATCATCGGCTGTTTTCTGCTTCCAAGGGCGGATTTCATTACTTCGTATTGCTTCAATCCGGCGTCGCCTTGCCAGGCCGCAAGCTCGTCGCAGACAACAAGCTGCGGATTAAATCCGTCGCTTTTCTTTGCGTTAAAAGCGATTGGCTTAATCACGGTATTGCTTTCGGAAATGTAAATGTCGCTCCGTCGCTTCTTTGCAAGATCGGCGAGCTCCGGTTCAAGCTGGATCATCTGATAGAACCCGTCATAGACAAGATTCGCCTGTTCGAGCTTCGGAGCAAGGCAGTAGATTTCCTGTCCGTATTCGTCCTCGATGTAAGCCATGTAGCTGATTATTGCCGAAGCGAAAAGCGATTTACCGTTTTTCCTCGCAATAACGATAAACACTTCTCGAAAGATGCGTACACCGTTTTCATCGACGATGCCGAACATTGCACTGACCGCCGCTTTTTGCCACAGTTCGAGTGTAATGAGGTCGTTTCTGCCCTTGCTGTGATGGCAAAAATTTTCAATATATTCGATGGCTTTTTCTGCCTTTTCGGCGTCAAAAAAGTATTCATTTGACTCGATTTTTTCACAAATTAACGAGTATATTTTCTTGATCCACTTACCAACTCGCACTTTTTTAGTCCGAATTGCTTCGTTATATTCGGTGATATAACCGCTTGTCATTTTTTCTTTTTCAGCTCCTCAAGCTTTGAGTTCTTGCGTTTCGCTGCCGGAACGAGATCGGTGAGCTGCTTAATAATTGCGGCGTAATTCTTCGACATGTTGAGATAGATTTCAACCTCGGGACTTTTCTTTGTGCCGAATTGGTTTTCACCGTTTTTATACTCGGAAACACAGCCTTCGTCGTTGATTGTCTCTTGAAGCTCGTCAAGTGTTACTGACATAAACGCGGCTTTTTCTACGAGCGGATCTACAAGCTTTTTCTTGTTTTCGTCGAGGTCCTTAAAAATTCTCTTGATTTTTTTTGCTACTTTTTGAATTTTCTCTGACTTCGTTTCTTCTGTTTCCTTTTTGCTCAATTTCTCACCTCATATCTACACCACCACACCCCCTCTACACCACGCATGCGCGACCTGCAGGGTAAAATTAAAGAGGGGCGCTCGGTCAAATCGCCTTGCTGCAATTTTGCTTTTAGGGGGGAGGTTTAATATTTTCCTCGCTTAACGACTGTTCCATCAGGCAAGTAACAAGCTCGGCTGTTATTGTATATGTTTTGTGCCGGATCAACTTCTTTGTTGTGGCAGAGATGACATTCATACCGAAAGAGCTTAGGGTTGAGGGCTATGTCGGGGTCGTTGCAGTTAACGTCGTTAAGCCATATCGTGTGGTGGACAATCTTTCCGGGGCGTTCGCCACAGACTTGGCACATTCCTCCGTCGATCATTGTGCGCTCTTCAATGAAAGCCTTCCGTGCACGTAGCCACGGCATTGATTTGTAGAATTCCTTCTGTGTCATTTGATATAATAGTTCTTTAACTTGTAATAATTCTTCATAGCCTCACTCCACATATCCCAGAGGACCGCACGCTTATGCTTGAGCTTATAATCATCTGTGTGTTCCGGGATAGCTTTGATCTGAGACTTAATGTGATCCGCTTGTGATTTATAATCTTCAGCGAGTTCGGCAAGTGTTTTCATGTTCTCACCCATGAAAAAGCCGCATCGAGCAGGCGCAATTCGGCTCAACACGGCTTTTGTTTATTTTCGTTATATTCATCTTAGCAGTTTTCTTGTTCCGCATTTCCACAAGTTAGACTTTTTTATCAAGAATGTAATAAAATTTGTGGCGATATTTCGTAAATTTATTCTTATCGCACGGAATAGAGAGTGCGATATACGGCACACCATAGCAGATGTTTTTTCGGAGCTCAGGGATAACGTTCATATCTCCACCGGCGGCATCGTGTAAGCAATGCTCCACAAGATCAACAAGATCAGCGGACTTCATGGCTCTATCCGCCTTCCGCTCAACAACTGATGATGCATTTGAACTGCCTTTCGGCATTCCGTTAAAGCTACCTGCCGAAAGCTCATAGCTATCGTTGCGATCTCGTATCCACTCCGGGTATTGATAGCACTTGTGTTTCAGTTCAAGATAGCGCTCTCTCGAAATAGCATAGTCGGCAAGCGCTTGCGAATATTCTCTCGGCATTGTTATTCACCCCTCAAATATTTTTCGATTTCTTTCGCTGCTTCTTCCCAGCCCTGGCACCAGACGGCACGATTTTCGAAGAGGTTAAGATTGTCAATCCAGTTGAGCTGTTGCAAGCTCGGCTTTTCGCCTTTTCGCTTCATCTCTATGTAAAGCGCGTGATATTTCCCTGAGGGCACGGGCAAGCAGAGATCAGGCACACCCGTTTTCAAGCCCTGACGGCGCATAGCGGCACCGTTATAAACACTGCGTTTGCCCTCGTTCGGGATATGATATAAGAACTTGATTTCGGGATATTTACCCACGGCGAAATCAGCCCATCGAAACAGTGCTTCCTGCTCCTGAGCTTCCGTGGGTCTTGGTATTTGATTTTGAAGCTTATTGCTCATTGACTCACTCCTTATGCGTATTCTCTGTTGCGTAAGATATATTTACTGTCTTTCTTGTAAAGCCGTATCGTTATGTATGGGAAATCTATCTTTTCCGCTTCGCCGTATTCGTTGATGTCGTACATATCGAGACGAGGATCAGCATCAACAAACACGTATCCCGGATATAATTTTTCAAAAAGCTCGGCATTGTATATGTCATTTCTTAGCTCTTGGAGCTTTCGACCGCTGATGCGTCCGTCACGCTGACTTTTAGGCGGCTGTTTCAGATTTTTCGAGCAAACATACGAGCGGTAGCAAAGCCTCGGATCTTTCGACAAGTAAAAAGCAGCTCCGGCAAGACCTGTTTTTGTGAAAATAAGATGCGACGTGTGAATATAGCTCACTTTTGGATCTTTAGTAAACCGCTTGTTCCATTTTTCTCTGAGAATCTTTGCGCCAAGCTCGCCCGAACAGACAAGGTGATAGTGCGGTCGGCCATTTTTCTCTCCGAGCTCGGGTATATACATGCTGCGAAAATCAATGTTTGCTTTTTTATAAGCGTTTTTGATGTTTCGGAGGAAGCACGAAAACTCTCTGCCGTCCAGAGCCTTATCATACGGAAAGTCCGACGGATATGAAAGCTCACAAAGATAATCCTTCGGCCCGAAGTTTTCCTGAAGCAGCCAAGTAAACTTCCGAGCCGCATTCCGTTCGTTGAGCTTTTGCTGAACAGCTCTTGTCGGCTTTGCTTTTGCCGAACGTCTGCCTGTCGGCTTCCGAACGGGGAAAATATCAACCTCCATATAATCACCTGATTTATGGATGCTCTCTCGGTTAAGTTTTCGCACGTGTTTTCCTCCTTTCGTTTTGTTGATAACTTAATACACCATACTTTCCCGTTACGGACTTTTCCAGTCCGTCATTTTTAGTACCGAGGGGCTCGGCAAAACCGAACCCCGTATTTACTTTTCGCTGTGATCAGTGCAGGGATGCCTTCTTTTGTAATTTTTAACAGCTTTGTTCCATTCCAATATTATCTTCTTTTTTGATGAGCAAGTTTTTCGAAATCTCGTACATAAGCATTCATTGTTATACGATTCTGGGACTATAATTCGTCCAAAAATCCAATCATCTATACCTGGGGCGTGACCACAGTTTGGGCAAGGTTCCGGTTCAATCTTAACTTTTTCGAATTTATGGCAATAATCTTCTAAGTCTGTATAAATGTGTAGTTTATTACACCACCACGTCTTATATTTATCGTAGCGATAACTTTTTTGTGGGCTTGACGTTTCGCAGAACTCACAATCTTCGCAGTAACCTGGTCTCACAATTACGCCTCCTTATTTAACTTCAACGCTCGGAATAACGTTTGTATCGAAATAAACCTTGTAATGATAAGGATCTGTATGTGTACCGCCTATGTCTTCAACCACATATAAGGTGTAGTCATTAAGATAGACATAGTTCTTTTTATATGTATCTTTTGAGGTTTTGGCGGTAACAACAAGCTCGTTAGTTGTATTGTTTGAGATATCGATATATCCCTCGATATAAAGGATGATCTTATCGGTTCGGGCGTTGTAAACAGTTACCCTGCGTTCACAATCGAAATAGTTTGCCTGCCTATTCAAGTTGTGATTTACGCGCTCTGCTTCGGTGCAACCCTGAAACAAGCCGCTGACAAGTATGATCGCTAAAATTACAGCGATACATTTTTTAAAATACTTTTTCATAAATAATACTCTCCTTAATATTTTTCATTTGCTTTCAATTCTTCCGTATGACCGACAGTGCGTTTAACGCAAATTGAGCCTTTGCCGGATTTACTGATTTTAACTTTGCCATGACCGACGGTCGTAACAGTCAGGTCAAAAACCTTAGCGTCAGCAATCAAGCGAGCTGTTTTCTTGAGAATGTCGATTATTTCATCATTCTCAATTTCCGTCATGCCGAGCTCGCGCGCATTGGCAACGCAAAGCGACTCGATGTTAAAACAAGCTTCGTCAATCTGCTTTTCCTTACTTCGCCAAGCGCGGGCGGCTGGGCAGTTGCAGGTTTGTAACGCAAGCTCGGCGGCTTCGGTATCAGTCAAAGTTTGATCATCCTCATTCATCAGAGCCTGTCCGCATTTTGGACATGTTACTATCATTTAGTTCACCTCCCGTTCTTAAAGATTTTAAAATTATTTCGATTTGCCGCAGCTATGTCAGCTACGAGATCATCAATATGTTCTTTGACGATCTTTGCGGATGATGGGAGCTGTGATATTTGCAAAGCATGGTTTTGTATATATTCTTCAAAGCTCCAAGCTTTCTTTCCTACGTATTTACAATATTGCATCTCGAGTAATGCTCCTGAGTTTTCTTTATAATCCGGATCAAAAACGACTATATCCGATGAGTCAATCATGGCAAAACAAATCCTTGCGTAATCAGCCGGTTCCAATCCTGTCGAAAGTGTCGCAGGGTTAATCACGGTTGTTCCCGGTATTTTCAGAAGCTCTGATTCCATACTTGCAAATTTATCTTTATAATTCGGATCACCGGTAATCTTTCCGGCAATATAAATCTTAGTCTTTAGCATTTGTTCCGTCACTTTCCTTTCTCGCAGCCTCAAATTTAATAAATCGTTTCAGCTTCTTCGAACATTTTCGGCACACAGTTCTTTTTCTTGCAAAGACCATGATATTATTGCCTATCTCAACATCTCGCTGATCCAAAATACTCTTTATTTCTTTGCCACACATATCACAACATATCATTTTTCTTCACGCTCCATTTTTTAGGGTCGGATTAAAGTTGCTGTCAAACGATGATCCACCAATCCAATTTTCAAGTTCTCTTTGACATTTTTTACATAAATCCAAACGTTCAAATCCGTTCGGGTGCTGGTCAATAGTTATTGTTGTTTTCGGCACACAATTTCTTTTAAACAGTGCGCCACATCGGTCACATTCATAAGCTGTCACTATTAATCACCCCTCGTATAAAGGTGTTTCGGTTCTGCATAACGGCATATGTTATCATAATCGGAACATGGGCAATAATCTGTACAAGTAGGGCTGTGAATATTCGTGCAAATTTCATTTTTATAGAATTTACAAGTCATTATATTCATTCCTCCTCAAAACTTAAATTAAGACTACAGCTTTTACATTGTTCGCAAGGTTCATCATCATTGTCACCACTTGCGTAACCTAAACATTTATTAAGATTGTAGTATTGCTCAGGTTCGCCAACGCCTAATTTAACCTGTTTTTTTATAAGCGAACAGTTTGCAAGTGTTCGTTGCACTATTCCTCACTCCTTAATAGTTCAGGGTTATCATAAATATTTCCCACCACTTCAAACTTTTCAAAATGATTTTTATACATATTTGGAAAAGTAGCTTCAATAAAACAAGTTTCTGTATGAGGGTAACAACCGCCTTGTTCCCACCATATCTCAGCTTTTAGAATATCTCCCTCAAAGACCTTTTTGCCATTTTTATCTTTAAGCCCTGTGTATTCTCCTATGGTCGAGGGGTCAACAAAAATTCGACATTTGTTTCCAAACCTATCGAAATATATGATTATTGTACGGTCGTTCTCGGTTGTGTCCAAACTGCCGAAACACCAATTATGATTTATGACCCCTGAAAAATCTTTACCCCTAAACAATATTTCTCTCATTGTTTTCACCTACCAATTCTTTTAGCGCATCGTCAATATCTTCCATTAAGCACCTATTCTCAACATCTGATTGTTTGTCACGGGTGCAAGATAGTAGTTTGATTTTGCCATTATGTCATTATAGGCTGCTTCGCCCTGAAAACTGTTTACAACCTCTTTTTCGGTGTCGGTCATATCTTTATATGCCTTTTTGCCGTAGCACGGCGGCAACCAGTTTTTGTTCTGA